CTGACTTTGCCTTCCAGTTCACGCAGTTTTGCGCGAAGGGTTTGAGATTCCCGGGCGTTGGCTTTGGCCTCGGCCTCGTAATCTCGATTGGCTTGGGTTTGGTTTGCCTCGCTTTGAGGCTGTTGGGTCTGGTTCTGAATTTCTTCCTGTGATGGGGTTGTTTGGGTTTCCATTGTCGTCATCCTCCGGGGATTCCGCTTGCTCACCTGGAGCTTCTTCGGGCTTGTCCATTTCTGAAATTTGGTCGGCGGTGTAGCCGGCCTCGCCCAAAATCGTTTCTTTGTCCACGCCCAGCGCGGATTTGGCCTGAAGCACCTGGAGGGCCTCGAGGTCACTAGCGGGGGTCATGTCGCCCCACTGGATGTTGATGTCCTCGAGCGCGACTTCCATCCCTTCGGCCCTAAGCGCCAGTTGCATCAACTTTTCGAGCCGAGGCCCCCACGTTGCCCGTTTGCGGAGCGTTTTGGCGTTCAGTGGACCGTAGAGAACGCGAAGCGATATGCCAGAAGCGCCGCTGAATCCGCTGTCCACCTGACCAAATGCCACGGCGGGGGTTTCGCTGATCTCGCTGATTGCGCGTCGCAAACAGTCAAGCTGCTGCTGAATGTCGGGACCGCTTCCAGCCCACTCCAAAAAGTAGGCTTTCCCGCCAATCGGCAAATAGATCACCGAGTTGTCCTTCAGGTCTAAGTTGCCTTTCTGAACGCCTTCAAACACCGGGCGGGGACTCGCGTAATAGTCCACGATGCGCGTCCGTTTATCGCCGAGGTGGTCGTACTCTTCCACCAGGTCAATGATGCCAACCAGTTCGGAATCGCCGAAAGTCTGACCAAATACGCCTTGGTTTGGAATCCACACCAGCGGCAGCTCGCCGCCAAAAATGTCGTAGCTGTATTCCTTGGTGGGTTCGCCTTCGGTGGTCGCAATCATGCGATCTTCGAACCAGTCTTCGGCGTAACCGACCGGCTTACCATCGGAGTTGATCGTTTCGTAACCCAGCGTGAGTTTCTTTAGTTGTCCAAAGTTGTGCGGGTCAAATTGAGGCGAACAAAGCGTTGGGTCAATAAACTCTATCTTTGCCGTGCGGGCGGTTTCATTCCACACGACGGATCCAACAATGTCGCCGAGGATGCCCGCAAGCAGGCAGGCTTCGATCAGCGACGATTCCGCGCCTGATCGCTCCCAAATCTTCTTTGCCTTTCTTGCCGCTTCTCCGCTTGTGTCCCCGTCAATATGCCAGATGACCGGCTTTCCGGCCATCCATGCGGCGGCAAGCGTCACCACGGGCCGGTTGAAGTTGAACCGTATCCGCTTGGTCTCCATCGCGGTGACGTTGGTCGTCAAGCCACGAATGGCGAGCCCTCGATAGGCGCGCATATACCGGCCGTACATGGCAATCCGTTGATCTGCCGAAATGGCGACATCAACGGCCTTTTCCTTTCGCTCCACTCGCATCCACGGAAAGACCGCGGTGGCGAAATTAAATACGGCGTTGATCATGAGTTCCAGAAAGCGTTGAAGTCGTCGGTGTCAAAACTAAAAGCGGATAATTCTAAAGCGGTGAAAGCGTCCGCAGACGCATCAACGAAGTCGTCATATTTGCCAAGCGGAAACTGGCGCATCTTTTCGATGTAGGTCGCGTTCCAGTTGCCGCGCACGATCCGAACGTTTCCGGCGTTCACCTGCGAAGCAAAAGCGTCAGCCCGCGTTTCTTTGTCTCCACTTACCGGCGATGCCTTGACCGTGAAACCGGCGAGCATTTTGACTAACCGCGCCGCTTGGTCTTTACCGGCCTGCCCCGGATCTTGCGGGATTCGTATCTTGACTTTATCGCTGTCAGCTTTAGCCGTTTGGAGCATCAGCGCATCCCGCTTGGACGAGTCAACCTGCGCTTCAAAAGCATCCTCAATGTAGAAAATGCCGTGAGCGTCGGGACCGCTCATTTTTACGGTTGCGGTAAAGTCGCCGCCGCCTTCGGTCGCTGCCAAGTCCCAGCCGCGCCCTTGAGTTAAACCGGTCGGTGCGTGGTCTACGACCTCGATCCGGTCAACAAAGAAAAACGCGCCTTCTCTCGGGGTCGGGTTGCCCTGGTAAAGAGATTCAAAAGCCCGTGGGCTGATTGATCGAATCCGCTCTAATGCTTCAACGTTGTACCGCTCGGGCCAAAGCGCGTTTCCGTCGTCGCTAATTGACGGCAGATTGAGGATTGTCCATCTACCCGGTTCGCTTGCGATTGCCCGCGCTATAACGTCGTCATGGTGCCAACGGGTGCCAACTAGGATCATGGCACCGCCCGGTTCTAAGCGGCTGTAGAGGTCTTCGCTGTACCAATCCCAGGCTTTGTCCCGGTAGGTTTGGCTATCAGCTTCTTCGCGGCTCTTAATGGGGTCGTCAACTACGATCCGATGGAAGCCGGTACCGGTGGGAGGTGACCCAACACCCCGCGCCATGTATAAGCCGCCACCTCTGGTTGCCCATTCGTCGGATGCGGTCTTATCGTCCGAGACAATGCCCGCATCCTGCGCCATGTTGCGCGTCCGGCGTCCAAACTTTTTCGCAAACGTCTGGTTATAGCCGGTAACGAGTACGTTATCTTCCGGCCACCGCATGAGGCAGTGAAGCGGATACCGAACCGTGACCGTTTCACTCTTTCCGTGACGTGGCGGCATGGAGATTGCCAGCCGGTCAATTTCGCCCCGGTCTACTGCGTCTAGGTGTTCGGCAATTAGCTTAACGTGCGGCGGCGTGTACCAAGACGGGGGAAGCGTCGTAGGATAGAACTCGCTAAACGTCTGCGTCTTCGGTGCCGTCTGAATCAGCCGATCCAGTTCGGCGATTTCTTCCGGCGTCAAGTATTGCAGCAACTCGGTTAGCTCGCTGCTCGTCGGTAAGTCCGCTAACATCGTCTATCGTCGCTTCGACCTTTTGGAGTACAGGGCCATCAATGCGGTCCCAAAGTATCTTCAAGGCTACGGGGCTTCCTGCCTTGGCTTGGCTAATCGTTGAGTCCACTAGCTCATTTGCCAGCGTTTCATCCTGTAACCGAGTGCGGAGAACGGTGGTTAGGCTAATCGAACCTTTCGGGCGTCCGCCGGGATTTCCAGATTGTCCCTTGGTGAATGCCATGACGTTGTTTTTCCGTTGTTTCTGAATGGGTTTACGGGCGGTTCGGCTAGAGTCCGAGATTTGGTTTTTGGTGGCTCGGTTCGCCAATTTTCCGCCCGCAAACGAAAAAAGCCAACCTGGTTAGGGCTGGCTTCTAAAAGTTGGCGCAGTTATGGCGCACAACCAAAGATATTATACGCACAAAAGCGCGAAAAGGTTTCACGACCAGCGATATTTTTCTATTTCTTCGGTAATTGCAATGCTTGCGTGGTGAACCATGATCCGCACCATCGCCGTTTGACCTCTACCCCAATGGTCTACGTTGGTCGCGGGAATGGCATTCACAATGCAATCTTTGATACACCGGAAAGCTAATTCACGCGCTTCGGCAATGACGAAGTATTGCCGCAAAGCGTCCTCTACGATCTTGTAGCTGACTTCTACCGGGTCGTCATGGTCAGAACCCGGCCCACCCTTTTGCAATCCATCAGGGCGGCAAGCGGCGGCGCGAAGCCTTCCCGACTTTCGATCATCCCATGAATGAATGCAAGCCTCCCAACCGGGCTTAGGCATAACCCACCGATGCCGGTAAGTTTGATCGTTGTTGAATTCCCCTTTTCGGTGTTCTGTGATTGTGCTCATTTTGCTTCGTATCCTGTCGTTTCAAATCGTCCCCGCGAGGTGAATCGCCACCATTCCTCCACGTGGTCCCGCCCGTGCCGAGACTTGCGAAGACTGGCCCGTGTGATGCCTTCACATCGGATTTCCTCGGGTACCTGTTGCCATAGCTTTTGGTATTTCTGGCGGTAGCGAACAATTTCAAGGACTAGCCCAGCGTCCTCTTCCCAGACTCGATTACCCTTGGTCATGAGAAGCCCTTCCGGGGTCATAGATGCCTGGCTGCCCACCCAGAACGGGAGGTTAAACTCC